CAAAACAATTTGCTATATTTAAACCCTATTAGTTATATACGCCACCATGCCTCGCACCATTCGCTTCAAGAACTCAGCCGTCCGCAAACTTCGCTTCCCCAAAAACTGGAGCGAGCTGACCCTTGCACGCCACTTATCGGCCGTCCAGGCTGCCAACGGTGTCAAGCCCTATTTCCTCGAAATCCGCAACACCGAAACCGGCGAACCAACTTGCATTCACTTCCCGGAAATGAACGAGCCCGTGCACGTCGTTGTCGAGGACGAAGAGCGTGGCGTCGTGCTGGACGGCATGCTCCCAGAGGGCGAGTACGAGACTGAAGAGGGCGTCGTATTCAGCGTCCGCAACCGTTGGTACGAATCGCAGGCCGACGATCCGCTGCCCATCTGCAAATCCATCGACGATGGCCCGGTTCTGACCGCCCAGCTACGCGAGTACATCGCCGCCTATTCCAACACGCCGCTCGCCGACATCAACCGCCTGCCCGTCGACGTCCTTGAGCAGCAGATCGCCCCCGCCTTACGCTTCCTCCGCACCCCTCCGACACTCCGCCCACGCACCGCTCTCGAGCACCGCGGCCGCCGACTCGTCGCCGCCGCCAATTTCGAGGACAACGCCTTCGGAAAATGGGTACTCCTCGAGCGCCAAACCTTGCCCGACGGCGACCTCATGTCTGAGCAGGGCCTCGCTTGCATTCCCGCCCTCGTCGCCGCTGTCTACCACGACGAAGACGAAGGCTTCAACGACGCAACCATGCAGGAGCGCGCCGATTGGGTCGAATCCCTACCCGTACCCAAAGCGCTTGGCGCCGCCCGCTACGTCCTCGAAGGCATGGCCGCCGTTCGCGAGAAATACGCCGAAATCTTCAAAGCCGAACCCGCCAAGAACGCCTCTGAACGCGACTGGGCCAACTATTACCAGCGTTGGGGATGGAACGCCATCATGGAAGACCTTGGCTACGCCTACAACCGCGACACCGAACGGCAGGCCTTCTATTCCGAATCTATACGCGTCATCCTCACCGACATGGCCAAGCGCCAGTCCAAGTCCGCCACCGAAGCCCGCGACGTTCATCGCCAATCTGCTCAAGCCTCCGCCTAAATGTTTTACTCACTCGAAGCCGCCTTTGTCTCAGAGCTCAAGCGTTTGCAGGACGAGGCCATCGTCCCGCCAGAGGTCACGTTCCTCAATGGCCACTTCAACCGCGTGGACGACACCACCGGCGAGTGGATCATCCAGGACGGCCACGACCAATTCCCGCGCGTCCTCCTCAGCCGGGGCCAGCAGGAATTTACCGGCGATTTCCGAAACGAAGTGGTGGAAATGATTCTCGGCTTCGAAGCCATCCCCGCCCGCGACTTCGCCGACCTGCCCGACCTTGGCGATTTCGCCCGCGACCTCATCATGCTCCTGGCCCACCGCGTCTCCAATTCCGATGACACCCCTTGGATCATTGCCCCGGGCCAAACCGCCCGCGCCGAACCCCAAGGCTTCGCCGACGATGGCCCCCAAGGCCGCCACATGGGCATCAACTACACCGTCTTCACCCGCTTCGTCCGCCCCTACCGCCTTGACCTTTGCCAGCCGCTCACTTTGCCGCCGCCGCCAGAGGACTGCGCACCCACCGGCACTGACCCCAACTGCCCCGAACCATGAATTCTTCCATCGCTTTCTTCAATCAAGTAGATACCGCCGACCCGCGCGCTGGCCATCGTGTCTACCGCCTTGGAAGCGCCACCAACCCTTTGACCATCCTTGGCCGCATCACCCGTTGGGGACGCAACAGCAACAGCGCCCGCCCCATGTTCAACGTTTACCTCGCCCAGCGTGCCGACGGCAGCGAGATCATCGTATTTGAGGACGAAATCCAAACCGGTAATGGCTAAATACTACGGTGAAATAACGCGCCTCCTTGAAACTGAAGGCCGGTCGCTGGTGCGCGACATGTCAAAAGCCCTTGCCAGGCCCATCACCAAGCGCGGCGCCCGCGGCTCGTTTACGTCCCGTGCAATCGCCAGCGGCAAAACCCGGGCCGAACTCCGCCGCGAAGTCCGCGTCTCCGGCAACGAAGTCACCCTCACAATCTATTCCACCGACTACTGGCGCTTCGCCGACCGCGGCCGCAAAGCCGGGAGCCGTCCGCCCATCGCCGCCATCCAGCAGTGGGTCGAAGTCAAAGGCATCGAACCGCCCGGCAAAGAATCCTTGTCCGCGGCCTTTGCCATCGCCATCAGCATCGCCAAGCGCGGCACCGCCCGGCCGCCCAGCCAATTCGCCCAGCGCACTATGGACGAAAGCGTTCCCCGCCTTCGCTCCCGAATGCGCGCCGCCATCACTGGCGGGTTCCGGCAGGAAATTTCCCTCAGCATCTCCCAAACCCTCCGAGTTTAATGGCCACCCGCGAAGACATCATCCTAAAGGTCACCGCCGACGTCTCCACCGCCGACAAGTCTCTCGCCGCTCTCCAGCGCGAATTTCGGGAGACCAAGAAAGCCATCGCCCAACTGCCGCCCGAAACACAGGAGTTCCAGCAAGGCCTCGAGCGGCTGCGCAAACTGGGCAACTTTCTGCGTCCTTACGAGCAGTCCATCAAAAAGTCAAAATCTGAAGCGACGAACGCGCTCCAGGGCATCAATGAGCAGTATAAGTTTCAAGCCCGCACCCTCGGCGAGCTTCTCCAGCGTCAACGCGCCCTCAAAAAAGCTCGCCTTGACAGCGCCATCGGCACAGATGAATACAAGCGCCTGACCGCCGAACTGGGCAAAGTCAACCGACAAGTCAAAGACTACAAAGACGAAGTGCGCCCCGCCACCGGCTTTACAGAAAAGCTGGCCGCCGCCATGCGCAACGCTCAGTCCACCACCGACGCGGCCGGCCGCTCTGTTTCGGCTTTGGAAGATGATATTTCGACCCTCAAAAAAGCCCAAAAAGACGCCGCCGCCGGGTCGAAAGAGTATCGCAAAATCACCCGCCGCCTGAAGCAAGTGGAGCGCCAGTACGACGCCGTGACACGCTCTGCCAACGCTGGATCAGGGGCCATGAACCGGTTCAAGTCCAGTCTAGCCAGCATCGCAACTGCCATCGGCGGCGCATTCGCCATTGACCGTCTGGCTGGCGGCGTTCGCGAGGTTGTCACCCTGACCGCCGATTTCAGCGCCGCCATCTCGCGCGTCTCGGTCCTCACCGGCGCCACCGCCGACCAGACCGCCCGCCTCCGGGGCCAGGCCGAAGAACTTGGCCGCACCACTCAGTTCACCGCGAAGCAAGCCGCCGACGCACAAATTTTCCTTGCTCAGGCTGGCTTCGACGTCCAGCAGACCTACGAGGGCCTGCCCGGCGTCCTGGACCTTGCTGCTGCCGGCCAACTCGAACTTGCCAAAGCCGCGGACATTACCTCCAACGTGCTCAGCGGCTACCGCAAAGACGTTTCGGAACTGGGCAGCGTCAACGACGTGCTCGCCGCCACCGCGAATAAATCCAACACCAACATTCAACAGCTCGGCGAGGCCTTCAAAACCGCGGGCCCCATCGCCGCCGCCGCCGGTATCCCCATCGAACAGACCGCCGCCGCCATCGGCCAGCTCGGCAACGCAGGCATCCAGGGCGAACAGGCCGGCACCGCCCTCCGCAACGTCATCGTCAACCTCACCAAGCCCACCGCCGAAGCCCAGCGCACCCTCGACGCGCTTGGCATCAGCGTCAAAGACCAACAAGGCAACTTCCGCGAGCTCTCCGCCATCGTCCGCGACTTCGAGGAGGCCGGCGCCGGCGTGGAAGAGTTTGCCACGGTCTTTGGCAAGCGCGCCGGGCCCCAGTTCGCCGCGCTCGTTGGCCAAGGCGCCGATGGCCTCCAGGCATTCACCCAAGAACTCAACAACGCCGGCGGCACCGCCCAGCGCGTCGCCGAAGATCAGCTCGACAACCTGCGCGGCGACCTTACCCGCGTCCAGTCCGCCTCCGAAGGCCTCAAACTCGCCATCGGCGCCGAACTCGAACCCGGCCTCCGCGACCTCGCCCAGACCACAACCGAACTGCTCGGCGCCTTCACCAACCTCATCAAAGGCCAGGAGCTCACCGAAACCCAGTCCCGCGAACTGGCCAGTCTTTTCGATTCACTTGGGACTCTTGTCCTTACCGCCGCAACTGCCTACGCCACCCTTACCACTCGCGGAAAAGTTCTTCTGGCCAGCCTTCGCCAGCAAGCCAGCGCCGCCATCAATGCCGGGAAAGGACTTAGCACTCTTCAACGCTCAGGCCGTGTCGCCGCCGCAGGCATCCGTCTTGTCGGCAAAGCCCTTACAACAATTGGCCCTCTCTTGCTTCT